ACCCATCAGAAACACCCAGGGCCACTTTACGCGCCCCTCCTGAGCCTCTCCGGGGCGCACCCTTCCCAACCTACCGCTGGAACCTCCAGCCCCCTCCACGCCCCTTTTTCAAGGTTCCGCACCAATGCTCACACTCCAAGCCAATGCCGTCGCCAACGTCCCCTTCGCGGTCCTCGATCAGGCCGGCGTTCCGTTCACTGCCGCGCCCGGCACCGTGTGCGCTTCCAGCCCTGAGGGTATGGTTTCCGCAGTCGTTTCGGCCGACGGCGCGCACATCACCGTCACCCCGCTCGTCGCTGTCGGCCAAGGTTCCGTGACCTTCCCGAACGCCTCGGGTGACTTCGAGTTCCAGATCGTGGCTCCCGGCACCGTCCGCAACGCCACTTTTACGGTGGGCGCGGCGAAGTTCTCCCCGAAGTAGCCCCGGCACCCATCCCATCTCGTTTCGCTCGCTTCGTGGCGCGCTTGTCCTCCTGAAAGACCTCCCGCCATGACTGTCGAGCCCGCAACGTATCTCAACACCCTCAACGCCGCCCTCCCCGCGCACACTGACGGCCTGGACGAAGCGGACAGCCACATGCGTCTGATCAAACAGGTGCTGCAGCTGACCTTTCCGAACATTGCGGGGGCCGTATCAGCCTCCGACACGGACCTCTCAGCCGTCACGGCGGCGCTGGCCTCCCTGACCGCGCTGCAAGCCTCTGCGCCTAGCCTCACGGGAACCAATACGTTCACCGGGCAGAACACTTTCGCCGGCCTGACGTCCACTACGTTCCTCAACGCGGTGAACGTGCAGAAGGGTGGCTTCGAGCTAGTCCCCACGGGCGTCATTACGCTCTGGTGGGGCAACCAAGGCAACGTCCCGCAGGGGTGGGCACTCTGCGACGGAACCAACGGCACGCCAGACATGCGCGGCCTCTACGTGGTCGGCGCGGGCACTGAAGTTGTCGGCGGGGCCACCGTTGGCTACCCAGCGTTCACTACGGGCGGGTCTAACTTCTCCACGGTGACCACCGACAGCCAGGGCAGCCACACTCACGGCGGGTTCGACCAGCTGGGCGGCGGGCAGGTCCTCACGGGCAGCACTGACATTCAGGGTAGCCACAGCCACGGCGGCAGCGACCAGCCCACCGCGCTGACCGCTGACCAGCTCCCAGCCCACGATCACGGCCTCACGGGGCACAATCAGGTCGCCTTCAACACGGGCAGCGGCCCAGGCGGTCTTTCCGGCGGCTCCTCGATCGCTTTCTTCACGCCCTCTTCAGTAGGCAACGGGTCCCCGCACCAACACGCGATCACGGTTGACGGCCTGCACCAGCACAACATCTCGGTATCGCCTGTAGCGGCTCACCAGCACGCTATCTCCGCTGATGGTGTCCACGCTCACACCGTCGTCGTCCCCACGCAGCCCGCTAGCGTGGCTGTCTGCTATATCATGAAACTGTAATGACCGGCATAGCCGTCAAAGGAGGCGGCTGTGCCAGTTATTCCGTTCCGAGGTCTGTCCGAGAAGGGCATCCTCTCCGACCCAGGCCCGTATCAGCTCGACCTGAACGCGTGGTCGGGCGGGTCTAACGTCCGCTTCCACGGGAACAAGGTGGCGCGATCGCCTATCTGGCGCACCGTGACCACCGCCCTCCCCTCCCCCGCCAACTACTGCTGGGGCTACCGGCCGTCCACCGGGCAGGACCTTCTATTCCTGACTGGGGACGATGGCCACCTCTATTCGTTCGCGTCGAACACCGTTCTTGACGTGTCCCCCACGGGCGTGACTGTCGAGATCACCAAGGAAAGCCTGACGTCCACCTATTCCGGCGACGTCACATACCTTAATTCCCCGACCTCGGGACCGCTCTACTATGGCCCAGGTTCGACGCAGTTCGCTCTTCTTCCCGGCTGGAACTCCACCTGGGTAGCGCGATCTATGCGGGCCTTCGGGAGCTACGTCGTAGCCCTCAACGTCACGAAGGGCGCTGTCCAGCTCTCAAACCTCGTAAAGTGGTCTGACATCGTCCTGGCGGGGATGCCGCCCGCGTCCTGGGACTCAAACGACCCCACCACCAGTGCCGGCGAGAACCCGCTTCAGGACCTCACCACGCCCCTCGTGGACGGTCTACCCATGCGGTCGATCTTCGTCCTCTATTCCGAGAACCAGATATGGGGCATGACGCCTTCCGGCGACAACTTCATCTTTGACTTCCAACGGCTCTTCAGCGAAGGCGGGATGATCTCGCCCAACTGCGCCGTGGAGGTTGAGGGCCGGCACTATGTGTTCGGCCCTACCGACGTCTATGTTCACGACGGCGTCTCGAAGCAGAGCATCCTCGACGGCCGCAACCGCGAGACCGTCTACTCGGCGCTCGACACGAACAACACCGAGGCGTGCTACGTCAGCTACAATCCCGCGCTGAACGAGATCACCTTCGCTTACCCTTCAGGCACGGGAACGGAGTTCTTTCAGAACCTCTCAGGGACGACATACGCCAACCGAGGCGCTGTCTATTCCGTGACCACCGACACATGGTCCTTCGTCGATCTCCCGAACGTCCCGCAGACAACCCTGGTCAATATCGAGACGATCCCGACCTATGCGACCGAGTCGAGCACTATCACTTATGCCACAGTCGGCGGAAGCTACTTCAGCGACCAGAACAGCTACACTCAGACCTGCGTTGGGGTCTCCCGCCCCGTCACCACGGGGAATAACCTAATTCCCACGCCAGCCATCGTGGCCTATGACTTCGTGAACCTCGGGAAGCTCAACTATCCATACGACCCCCTGCGCAACGGCCTATCGTTCGTCCAGCGCACCGGAATTGACATGGAGCAGGTGGGCTCCGACACGCACACGTATAAAGTCGCGCGGCGTATGTTCCCCCTGATCGAGCTGTATCGCAACGCAGCGATCAACATTAAGATCGGCTACTCCATGACGCCGTCAGGTGTCGTTAAGTGGGGCTCGCCGCTCCCGTTCAATCCTGAGATCAACTATCACGTTGATATGCGATCAGGTGGCCGATACCTCGCCGTGCAGTTCGGCACAACGGCTCAGCTTGACTTCAACATCGAAGGTTTCGACCTCGACGTCACTCCTTGGGGCACAAGATAATGGCAACTCCCATCCTTGCGCCGAAGGGCTTCGTTCGGACGTCCATACCCATCCTGGAAGGCGGGGATGGGCAGTATTTGCAGAGCGAGTTGGCGAACATCACTACCTCGATTGCCACAATGCTGATCTTCATCCCCGCCGTCGCCACGAAACCCCCCACCGCCCTCGGAGACGGAATGATCCGACTCTCCCGTGCTCCCTGGCAGCCCCTTACGGGCCAGTCGGGGGACGCGTGGGTGCAATACAACGCGGCCACACAAACGTGGGTCGCCTTCCCCTGAGGTAACATGGCTGCACTCCGAGGCGTCCCGGTCATCACGCGGCCGGAATACACGGTGACCAGCGAACTTGCGCCAACAGGGCACCAGATCGTCCATGTTCACGTCCGCAAGTGGACCGCGAAGAGCGCACGACAGTTTCGTAAAGACATCGACGCGGCGCACGCGCTGATTGGCGTCCCGCTGTTCGTGGTCGTCCCTCCAGACCGACCGAACCTTCCGAAGTTCCTGCTCGCCCACGGCTTCGTGCCTGACGGCGTCGTCACCAATCAGCGAGGTGAGCTAGCTCCCTTTTTCATGAGGCCCCTCAACCATGGGCGATTCGACAACCACTACCTCCGGTAAGACGGCCCAGCAGACTTCTCCGTGGGCGCCGCAAGCCAGCCAGATCACCAACGCGTTCACCAACGCACAAGACATCTTCGACAACCGGATGGCTTCCGGCCCCTACACGGGGAACTACGTCGCCGGTCAGAACGCAGGCCAGCAAGAAACAGAAGCCAGCGCGTTGGGATACACTCAGGGCCAAGGAGCCGCCGCAGTCAATTCAGTTGGCAACACCGCCAACTCATATCTGAACGGCACCAGCCAATACGACCAGAACGCTGCTCAGCTCGCCCAGGGAACCGCCGGCCCGAACGCCGCGAACATTGGTGAATTGAACGGCGCCGCCGCCGGCCAGGGGACCGCCATCAGTGGGGGTCTCACCACCGCGTTGAATGGCGCCGCGATTGCGGGGGCGAATAACATCGCCGGCTATAACACGCAGTTGAACAACGCCATTAACG